TTTGTTTTGCAATTTTAAATTCATCAAATAGTATTTGTTTATCTATCATAGTGTTGTCCTTTTGTTAAGTTAATAATCATTTATGTACTAATGCTATCACAAGTAAATCTAAAAGTCAAGCGTTAAATAAGTCAATAAAATCAACGTTTTTAAGAGAACAAAGTAAGAACATCTGACCTTTTTGGGTCTAGTTTTGTTAAAGAATCATTAATTTCATATAATTCTTCGTTTAATGATTCGTTATTTTTATATTCTAACTCGTCCTCTATTTCTTTTTTTCTACTTTGTAGATTTTTAATTGTTATATTTTTGTCGCTCATATACCCTCCTCTAAAAATCTATCTGTAAAATCTTTTGGTAATCCATTTGGATCAAATTTCTGATTTTTAATAGTATTGTCATAAGGTTTATTATCATTACCTATAAGTTTACAAGTAGCCTGAATATCATCTATAAGATGGTCTATTTCAGCGTCCCTTTCAGGTGTCTTAATATTATTATATTTCAAATTATATAACTTATCTGATTGAGATTTTAAACTATCAATCTTTTTACAAAAATCACTAATCTTGTGTAACATTATCTTTTACCTTGTTAAATAGATTTTTAATCTTTGCCCAATTCTTAGCATTCTGTTCTTTACCTTCTTGCCAAGAAGCTTTTTGATATTCTTTTATTTCATTTACTTCATTGACAATAAAAGTTTTTACTTTTGTGTCGATTGTTTCATCACTCTTTGCCATTGTCATAGTCATTAAGACAGCAATGGTAATCATCATCATAGTTTTCATTATATTTTCCTTCCCATTGATTTAAAATCTTTAGCATCAACAACCTGATAACCGCCTTTGTTGTATGCTACAGATATTGTTTTACCAGCAGGTAAATTTGTACTATAGTATCTTCTATAGGTACTACCCACTATCCTATCACTTGTTGGTATAGAATCTCTTACTTTGAATATTGAAGTATCTAAAGATTTAGGTACTCTTTTTGATTTGATAATCTGGCCTGTTTTTACATTTACATTAAGACCCAATGTACTCAACCATTTATGATATTGTAATTTTACTAAATCTAATTGTTCTTTTTTTGTCATTTTTTTTGACATTCTATTATTATTGCACATTTTAATCAATTTGTCAATAGTCTATATTTTATCATAATTAAAGTATTTAATAGTACCTTCTACATAACCAAGTCTTTTGTCTTTTACTTTAGGATTTGTAAACATAGTGTTAGCGTCACCTGATTTATAACCCTCTTTATGTGATAAAGTGATGTGAGCAGCACCTTTATCATTTCTTTTTATTTTTTTATTACTATCTAATAGAAACATATCTTTTACCCAATATGCGTCAATGTGATTATTTGCTCTGTAACCATTAATCATAGCACCAACTTTTTTACCTACAATATTTTTGTACTTATTAAAAACCTTAACACTTGGTTTAAATGCAAGTGTAATATGATCGGATACTAATACACTCATTGTAGCACTTTTTTTAACTGCGTTACAACTTTGTTTATCTAATGCAATAGCAAAATAACCGTTATACATTATTTCCCGTATACCTTTTCTGCTTCTAAATGTAAAGCAATATCAACATCTGATTCTTCTTTTTCTGTTAAAGCCTTTTCATCAGCATACTGATCAATTTCTACATCACCATTTTCTTCAGCATACTCATCATCTGTATAAGATACTTTACCAAGATATTCTGTTGTATCACTATCTGAATAATTAGCGTCAACCATATAAGTTTCAACACTATTTTTAGTTGTAGTTATCTCGTGGTTAATTTGTGAGTGATCAATGCCACCATCATCTAAAAACTTTTGATCAGCTTCGTCTTTATCTTTAGCCAATACCTCTTGTTCAACAACAAGTGTATAATAAGTTTTTTTTCTGTATAGGTTTTTACCTATATTTTCTTTTGTATATATTATATTTGTGTCTATTGTCATAGTGTCTCCTTAGTTTAGTTGTGTTATATATTCTCTTTTAGTTTTGTAATTTTTTGTCATATCGGGATTAAAGTCTTTTCTAAAACCTTGTCTTTGGTATAACTGGCCAAAGTCGTTATATAAGTTATCGTCACCAGCAGCCGTTTCTGAACCAAATACATCTTCATATGTTTGATAATATTCGTCTGGATAGATTATCTCAATAGCAGTAGCGCCAGCAAAGTTTGTTGCGTCTTCTTTATAGGTCTTATCCATGTAATCTTTGAATTTTAATAACTGTTTTCTATAATATTTAATTTTAGAAATAGGAACATTTTTATACATTGAGTCACTACTCCAAAAATATTCTGCGTCTTCAGAATCAAAGTATTCTCTTTTGTAAACAATATTAAATGTTTTGTATATTTCTTTTGTCATTATGCAGCCTCCTTTTCAACTTTTTTGTATTTTGTGATATGATTTACAACTTCGTTAGTTTTATAATTTGCATATGCGTTATGATAAACATTAGATATTCTAGCAGTTGGTTTTGTACCGCCGACAAAATATCTATTTTTAAGATGTGACTTAATAGTATGTCTTTCAGAATACTTCGGTGTGTATGACGGAAGTATTTCTACTTGTACATTTTTAGTATTAGTGATTTTAAATTTTGTTGTGTGTTTCATTGTGTTGTCCTTTTTATTGTTGTTTTTTTTTCTCATATACGTATATACTATATGAAAAATGGCTAAAAGTCAAGCATAAAAAACGTTGATTTTACTAGGTTTTTAGGGTATAAGTGTGCTATTCTGACGCACTTTTGACTGATTCTTGTCTATTTTCTGTCGTATCCTGCTTTGGCTACGTAGAACGAATCAACAATATCTGTTACAGGATTGTTTAGTTTTGTTTGATCAAATTCTTTTATCAAATTAATATCTGTATCTTTTACAAACTGCTCATACATTTTTAATTTATCTGCATTACCTTTGCCAGTAGCATTCTTTTTTACTTGGCCAGGCACTATACTTTCAAATCTTTTGTTTAGTTTGTACAGTTTATGTTTGAGAGCACCCATATTCTCTGCTAAGTTGAATACAAGTCCTTTACTGCCATATGAGTAGCCTTCTACAAAAATATTACCAATAGCAGTATCAACAATATTAATCGCCCAATCGGAAATTTGATCGTGTCGTTGTGTCTCGGAGGTATAGGGTAAATGAAGTCTGCCATTTATTTGTCCATTACAAAAATTACCTTCATATTTTTTTACATTTGTAAGATAATATATCTTACAGTTTTCAAATTTAAACTCACCTCTACATACACATATAGCAGGACTGCTTAAACTATAATCAATTCCAATCGTCTTGGTCTTCTTCATTTTCAAAAATTGCATCCTCTTCATCTATAGAAGTGTCTGCACCACAAAAAGGACAAGTAGTTGGTTCTGTTTCGTCATCCCATTCAACTTGATAGGATACATCACAGTTTTTACAGCTAATTCTAACTTTATTTAAATTTGGTGGAGTAAGTGTTGTCATTATAGTTTAAATGTTTTAAATTGATCTTTTTTAACGTCTTGTTTAAGTCCACCAATAACATAACTTTCTATTTCAGTTTCTTGTGGAGCATTTTGCATTGAACGACTATTAAACCAATGTTGTGTCCATGGTAATGGATTATTGGATGATGAGTGTTCATATACTTGATTTAATCCTATAGTTCTCATTCTTCTATTTGCTATATATTCAACATATTGATGTAACAGTTTTTCAGAAAGGCCTATCATAGAACCTTTTTGAAACAAATAAGTCGCCCAACGTTTTTCTTCTTGGACTGCGTCATCATAAATTTGATAAACTTCTTTTTCTGTATCTTTAATAACTTTGTTCATCACTTTATCATTTTCTTTATTTCTATAATTATTAATAATGCTTTGTGACATTAACAAATGTTGACTTTCATCTCTAGCAATCAATGATAATATTTTAGCACTACCTTCCATAAGTTTAAGTTCACCAAAAGCAAATGAACAAGCAAACGATACATAAAATCTTAAACCTTCTAATACATTTACAGTTACTAATGATAGCCATAGTGCTTTCTTTAGTTCATATTCATCAACTGATTTAGGGTCTAGTTTGTATTTGTAACCTAAATTAATTAATTTGTCGTAACCTTCAGTTACGGACTTTGCTCTTTTTTCTATTTTCTCATCTTGTATAATTGTATCAAATACATCAGATGGATTTGAATATAGATTTTTAATAATGTATGTATAACTTCTACTGTGAATTGTTTCCATAAAGTCCCATGCAACAATGGCACCTTCTAATTCAGGTATAGAAACAAATGGTAAAAATGCAAGACACGGACCTCTACCTTGTACTGAATCTAACATTGTTTGATATTTTAAATTAGATGTAAAGATAAACTTTTGTGATTCAGATAATTGAGAGTAATCGTTTCTATCTTTTTGTAAAGATACTTCTTCTGGTCGCCAAAAGAAACCTAACTGTTGTTGTGTCAATCTATCAAATACAGGATACTTAAATGTATCATATCTTTGTACAGCTAAATCTGCACCAAAAAACATTGGTTGTTTTGTACTATCTAGTTTTTTATCTTTATTAAATACTGTTTTCAT